ATCAACATTCAAAACGCTTTTGTTTTTGAAGGTGGTACAGCAGACAGTTTTGAAACAACATTAACAACAGTTGACCCTACGGCAGATAGAACGATATCTTTACCAAATGCAACTGACACCTTAGTAGGTAAAGCAACAACTGATACATTAACAAACAAGACGTTAACAACACCTATAATTGCTGAGATAGATTCCAATAGTAGTATAACATTAGACGCTGCTACAGACATTATATTAGACGCAGGCGAACAAGATATCATTCTTAAAGATGATGGTACTGAGTTTGGTAGATTTACAAACAGTTCAGGTCAATTAGCAATTAAATCAAGTAGTAGTGCAACAACGGCTATTACCATGTCAGGTGCAAATGTTACCATTGCAGGTAACTTAACTGTAACTGGTAATACTGAGGGTGATGGTAACATTACAATTGGTGATACAGCGGCAGACACAATTACATTTGGTGGTACAATTCAAGGTAGTTTATTGTTTGAAGGTTCTACAGCAGACAGTTTTGAAACAACGTTAACACCAGGCAACCCTAGTGCTGATATCACATTGACTATGCCATCAAGTGGTAGTGATACCCTAGTTGGTAAAGCAACAACTGATACATTCACAAACAAATCAATTGATTTAGGTACAAATACTTTAACAGGTTCTTTAGCAGAATTTAATGCTGCTTTACAAAGTGAGAGTTTTGTTTCTTTGACTGGTAGTGAAACACTTACAAATAAAACATTGACATCACCTACAATTGCAACACCATCAATCACAGGTAATGCAAGTATAACTGGTAGTATTATTTTTGAAGGTAGCACAGCAGACAGTTTTGAAACAACGTTACAAGTTACAGACCCAACGGCAGATAGAACACTCACTCTACCTAATGCTACAGATACATTAGTTGGTAAAGCAACAACAGATACCTTAACAAACAAAACATTGACGAGTCCACTTGTTTCTGGTCTCTCACTTACAGATAGTAGTATTGTCTTTGAAGGTTCAAGTGCAAACAGTTTTGAAACAACTTTAACAGTTACAAATCCTACAGCAGATAGAACAATCACAATACAAGATGGTACTGGTACTCTGGCATTCTTAACTGATGTAACAGGTGGTGGGGCAGCAGGTTCATTTACTACACTTACAACTACTGGTAATGTTATTTTAGGAAACGCAACCTCAGACACAGTAACATTTAATGCAAGAGTAGCTTCATCTATATTACCTAGTGCAAACGAAACATTTGACTTAGGTTCTGCTTCACTTAGATGGAATGATTTATTTCTTGCAGGTTCTACAATTAATCTTGGTGGTGCAAGTATATCATCTGACGGTACTGTTATTACAGTACCAACTTCTAGTAAGTTTGCAAATGGTTCATTAATACCACAAGCGGACTCTACAACAGGACTTGTTACAAGAGATGTACAACTATTCACAAAGGCAGGAGGATTAAGCACGGCTGCCAAAACATTTAAGATGAAAGCTGGTGGCGCTTCAGATATTGTGTTTGTTGATTTTACCAGGACAAATGGTTCTAACATAACGGCACAGGAAAGGGCATTTTTCTCATTTTAAGGATAAAAAAGGATAAATAGTAACATGGCAGATAAAGTACCAATAAGGACGGTCTTTGATGGTAGCGGAAACGCTACTGGATTAGCAGAGTATCAATCAGGCGAGAGTGTAGGTTTTATACACGGTGGTACTGGTTTAACCACTATAGGAACGTCAGGACAGATACTAAGAGTAAATGGTAGTGCGAATGGCTTAGAATATACATCTACGATACTCACACCAGACGGAACAATCACATTAGACAGTTCTGGTGACATTATACTAGACGCTGATGGTGCAGACATCATCTTAAAAGACGCTGGTACAGAATTTGGTAGATTTACGAACTCATCTGGTCAACTTGTTATAAAGTCAAGTTCATCAACAACTACAGCAATCACAATGAGTGGTGCCAATGTTACAATTGCAGGTAACTTAACGGTAACTGGTAATACTGAGGGTGATGGCAATATCACAATTGGTGACGCTGCCACAGATACAGTTGCTTTTGGTGGTACAATTACAAGTAATCTAGTATTTGAAGGTTCTACTGGAGATAGTTTTGAAACAACTTTAGCACCAGGTAATCCTAGTGCTGATATTACATTGACATTACCAGCAACAGCGACAGATACATTAGCAGGTATTGCTTCAACACAAACTTTATCTAACAAAACATTAACAACTCCTATCATTACGGAGATTGATTCAGGTTCATCAATTACATTAGACGCTACAACAGACATAGTATTAGATGCTGGTGGTGCTGATGTTACATTGAAAGATGATGGTACTACTTTTGGTAGTTTATCACAATCTGGTGGCGAATTAGTCATCAAGTCAGGTTCATCATCTACAACGGCCATAACAATGGCAGGTGCAAACGTTACCATTGCAGGTAACTTAACTGTATCTGGTACAACGACAACTGTGGATTCATCTACAGTTAATATTACAACAGGTTTTGTCTTTGAGGGTGCAACAAGTGATAGTTTTGAAACAACTCTAACGGCTTCAGACCCAACGGCAGATAGAACATTAACTTTACCAGATGTAACTGGTACTTTAATTTCTACAGGCAATCTATCACAAATTACAAGTGTTGGTGTCCTTACAGGTGCAAATCCACTTGTATTTGAAGGTAGTACAGCAGACGCACACGAAACTACTTTAGCAGTAGGTAATCCAGGTAGTGACATTACATTGACGTTACCTAGTTCAGCAAGTGATACACTTGTTGGCCGTGCAACAACAGACACATTAACAAATAAAACAATAACAAGTCCAACAGTTTCAGGCTTGACATTATCAGATAGTAGTATAGTATATGAAGGTAGTACAGCTGATAGTTTTGAAACAACACTTACAGTAACAGACCCAACAGCAGATAGAACAATCACGTTGCCAAATGCAACTGGTACACTAATTACTCATGGTATGTTTAGTGGTGATGCTACTGTAGCAACAAACGGTGCATTGACATTAGCAACAGTTAATTCTGATACTGGTCAAGTAGGTAGTTCAACAGCAATACCAGTAATTACAACTAACGCAAAAGGACTCGTAACAGCAGTATCATCTGCCTCAATCACCACTTCTTTAACAGTAGGTGCAGATAGTGGTAGTAATGACGCCGTTGCCTTAGCAACTGATACATTAGACTTTTCAGGTGGTAGTAATATCACTACAACAGTTTCAAACAATGATATCTCAATCGCTTTAGACGCAAGTCCAAGCATTACTAACTTAACAGTTGGTGGTAACATTGTATTTGAAGGAAGTACAGCAGACAGTTTTGAGACTACATTAACAGTAACAGACCCAACTGCTGACAGAACATTTACTTTTCCTAATAGGTCAGGAACAGTAGCAATAACAACAGACACAGCATTTCCACAATCAACTTTAGTACAACACCCAGCATCATCAGGAAACCATGATGCAGGATTAGTTACTCAAGCAACTACAGACGCCTTTGGCGCTGTAATAGGTGGTCTATTTGATAATATGGAACCACGTGGTTCTACGGATACAGTAGATTTAGGAAGTGTTGCATAATATAATGATTAACTTTGATAAATAGTATAAATAATAGAAGATAACAGGAGATATCAATGCCAACAGCTTTACAACTAAGAAGAGGAACTACTTCGCAGAATAATTCCTTTACTGGTGTAGTTGGTGAGGTAAGTGTAGATACTGATAAAGATACTTTAAGAGTGCATGACGGCTCAACTGCCGGTGGATTTGAGATAGTAAGTTTAACGGCTACCCAAACCCTTACAAACAAAACACTAACAAGTCCAATTATAGCAAGTGCCGCTTTTTCAGGCGCTTCATTTACATTTGAGGGTGCAACTGATGATAGTTTTGAAACTACATTAACAGCAACAGACCCTACAGCAGACAGAACAGTAACTATCCCAAACGCTACTACTACACTAGTAGGAACAGATACTACTGACACTTTAACAAATAAGACTTTAACAAGTCCAGTAATTAGTACAATAACAGGCGGCGGAATAACTTTAGATTCCTCAGTAGATATAGTATTAGACGCTGACGGTGCTAACGTAACACTAAAAGACGCAGGTACAACTGTACTTGACTTTGTACTAAATGGTACTACAGATGTTACACTAGACGCACCTGGTGATTTAATATTAGATGCAGATGGCGGAGACGTTTTTGTAAAAGACGCAGGTACTACTTACGGTTCATTAACGAACACAGGCGGTAACTTAATAATCAAATCAGGAACAACTACGGCTGCAACCTTCTCAGGTGCAAATGTAACTCTTGCAGGTACAGTAGCTTCAGGTGCAATAACTTCATCAAGTACAGTTACTGCTACACAAGCAATATTATCAAATGCAAGTCCATTAGTATTTGAAGGTGCAACAGCAGACAGTTTTGAAACTACTATTGCAGTTACAGACCCAACAGCAGATAGAACTATTACAATACCAAATGCAACAGACACTTTGGTAGGTAAAGCAACTACTGATACACTAACAAACAAAACATTAACAACGCCAACTATCGCTCAGATAAATTCAGGTGGCAACTTTACACTTGATGCCGCTACAGACATTATCTTAGACGCTGATGGCGGAGACGTTTTCTTAAAAGACGCTGGTACAACTTACGGTTCATTAACAAACACAGGCGGTAACTTGATTATTAAATCAGGTACTACAACAGCAATGACCATGTCAGGTGCCAATGTAACTATCGCAGGTAACTTAACAGTTTCAGGTTCTACAACTACAGTTGATAGTTCAACAGTTAACTTACAAACAGGTTTCGTTTTTGAAGGTTCAACAGCAGATAGTTTTGAAACAACACTAGTTGCTACTGACCCAACAGCAGATAGAACAGTAACTATACCAGATTTAACTGGTACTGTATCATTAATTACGGCAACAGAAACATTAACAAATAAAACTCTAACAACTCCTGTAATTGCAGAAATAGATAGTGGTTCAACAATCACACTTGACGCAACTACAGACATTATACTAGACGCTGATGGTGACAATATCACATTGAAAGCGGGTGGTACAACGGCATTAGATTTTGTTTTAAATGGTGCAACTGATATTACATTAGACGCTCCAGGAGATATTAAGATAGACGCTGATGGTGGAGATATTTTCTTCTTAGACGCAGGTACTACTTATGGTAGTGCAACTAATAACTCTGGTAACTTAATCATTAAATCAGGTACAACAACGGCTGCAACCTTTACTGGTGCAAACGTAGTTCTTGCTGGGACAGTAGGTTCAGGTGCAATTACTTCATCAAGTACAGTAACAGCAACAGGCGCAGTATTAAGTGGTTCTGTAGTATTTGAAGGAAGCACAGCAGACAGTTTTGAAACAACACTAGGTGTTATAGACCCTACAGCAGACAGAGCAGTAAATGTTGCCAACGTTGCAGGTACTCTACAACCTTTTGCAGCTGCAAGTACAGACGCAATAACTGCCACACCGGCAGAATTAAACTTAATTGACGGTGGTACTGCTAGAGGTACTACAGCAATTGCAGACGGTGATGGTGTACTAATCAATGACGGCGGTACTATGAGAATGACTACAGTTCAAACTCTTGCTGCCTACCTTGATGACGAAATTACAGCAATGCCAAATCTTGTGTCAACAGGTGCTTTGGACTCTGGTTCAATCACATCAGGTTTTGGTACTATAAACAATGGTTCATCAACAATCACAACTACAGGTGCTTTGAGTGCAGGTGCAATCACAGCAGGTGGTCATGTATCACTAGGACAAAATTATTCAGTTATCTTTGAAGGTTCTACAAATGATAGTTTTGAAACAACATTAGGTGTAGTTGACCCAACTGCTGATAGAGCAATTAATCTTGCAAACGTAGCAGGTACTTTACAACCTTTTGCCGCTGCTAGTACAGATGCAATTTCAACAACACCCGCTGAATTAAACTTAATAGATGGTGGTACTGCTAGAGGTACTACTGCTGTCGCTTCAGGTGACGGTATATTAATTAATGATGGCGGTACTATGAGAATGACAAACGTTGATACAGTATCAACATATTTTGCAGGTCATAGTGTTGGTGGTGCTAACATAGTTACTACTGGTGCCTTAAACTCTGGTACAATTACATCAGGTTTTGGTAACATAGATAACGGTTCATCTACATTAGATACAGGTGCCTTAACGGCAACTACAATTGGCGGTACAACAGGTACATTCTCAACTGGACTAGAAACAAAAAATGCGGCTACTAGTGCTGGTTTTGTTAAGTTCTTTGAGGATAGTGATAACGGTACTAACGCAGTAACTTTAATAGGTCCTGCTTCAACAGGTGATATAACAGTTACTTTACCTACACAAGCAGGTACAGTAGTTGTATCAAATACGACAGACGGTAATGATGTTCAACTAGATAGTTTAGGACTAAACACGGCTGCGTCAGGTACTGCTGGAGAATTAAGGGCAACTAACGATATTACTGCCTTCTATTCATCTGATATTGCTCTCAAGGAGAACATTGTTAACATTCCAAGTCCAATGGACTTGTTAAGTAAAATTAACGGTGTATTATTTGACTGGAAACAATCATACATAGATGAAAAAGGTGGCGAAGACGGATACTTTGTAAGAAGAAATGACGTTGGAGTTATCGCACAAGAAGTAGAAAAAGTTATGCCTGAAATCGTTGCAACAAGAAAAGACGGTATCAAGGCAGTTAAATATGATAGACTTACTGCTCTTCTTATTGAAGCAGTAAAAGATTTACAAGACCAAATAACAGAATTGAAAAAATAAGGAAACATTACAATGGCAACACCTAACGCTCAGATAGCATTATCCCAAGTCAATGAAGAATTAGGAACATCTCCTACTGCCACTCAGGTTAATATGGGTGCTTCAGCAGTAAGAGCTCTTGCAGGAATACCTTCAGGTGCAATTGCAATGAGTGACTTACAACAGAAAACAAACGAATATACTTACACATATATGGTTGTTGCAGGAGGTGGGTCTGGTGGTGAAAACCAAGGTGCTGGAGGTGGTGCAGGCGGATTTATTACGGCTTCAATCACTAGTGCACCAGGTATCCCATATACAACAACAGTAGGTGCAGGTGCGGCACCAGGAACTGGGTTTGCAGCTCCAGGACAAAATGGTGGTAACGGTGCATTTGGAAACATACCAACTACAGGCGGCGGAGGCGGCGGTTCAGAGAACGGTGGGTCAGGTCGTGCAGGAGGTTCAGGTGGCGGAGGACGTCAAGGTGCTTCAGGTGGTTCTGGTATTTCAGGTCAAGGTAATTCAGGTGGTCAAGGCGACGGCTCTGGTAACGGTGCAGGTGGCGGAGGCGCTAACACAGCAGGTGGTGCATTAAACGGTGGTAGTGGTAAAACATACCCTGGTGATGGTATTGTCTATGCAGGTGGTGGCGGCGGAGGTAGAAATGGTACATCAGGAGGTCCCGGAGGTGGGGGTAATGGTGGTACAACATCTGCTCAATCAGGTACAGCAAACAGAGGCGGCGGAGGTGGCGGTGAAAGACAATGGAATGGTGCTGGACAAGGTGGTTCAGGACGTGTCGTTGTAGTTTATCCAGGCACAGCACAAAAAGGTACAGGTGGTACTGAATCCACACCAGGTGGTAACAGGATGCATGTATTTAATTCATCAGGAACATGGACATCATAATATGGCACACTTTGCAGAATTAGACGCAACAAACAAAGTTATAAGAATAGTCGTAGTAGATAACAGTAATGTATCTGAGAATATGGCATTAGACGGAGAACAATGGTGTGAAAACAACGTTGATGAAGACCCGGCAATTTCTTATGTAGGTGGTAAATATCCAGGCGTTGCATGGAAACAAACATCTTATAATAATAATTTTAGAAAAAGATATGCCGCTATTGGTGGTCATTTTGTTGACGATAGTGGTGAAGGATACTTTACAGCACCAAAACAATTTGATGACTGGGTACTAAACACGACAGACGGAGCATATTATCCTCCTGTTGCAATGCCACCAGATAATAAACAAACATATGCTGCTGACAGTAAAACGTGGCATTATAATATAGAATACGACCAAACAAATAAACAATGGATATGTTATGAAGTATTTGGTGCTTCAGGTGCATACTTTAGAACTCAGGTAAATGCTGATGATAGTTTAACAGACGTTGCCGTATCTAGTCCTACATCAAGTCAAATCGCAAAGAAAGTTTGGGACGGCACAGACTGGTCTTAAAGATAATTCAACGCTGACTTAGGTATTCCTATAAAAGGTCTTCCATCATAACGATTATATTCTGCTTCTGGTTCTGAAGCGTCATTGTAATGTAAAAATACTTGACCACATGTTTCGCCATAGAAGGCGTCACGCCAATGTTCTAACTCACAACCTTTATACATTAAACAATCACCAGGTTCTAACATTACTTTAATGCCAGGTTTGCCTTCTTCACCAGATGGTTCTACAAATATTGGCCATTCATCACCACCTAAATTCATTGTAGCACTTACAGCACATGATGGTCTATCTTTGTGTCTATGTAATATATCGCCATGTTTATATAAACGAGTATAAGTATATGTTTCAATTAATCTCATATCTATGGCAGTTTCTAACTTAGGTTTTACATGTTGTAATAATGTTGCCATTAATACATCATCATAGTTTGCCCATGTATCAGGTATTTGTGGGTCACCTAATACACCCCAATGGTCATTGTAAGGTGAGATTTGCCTTGTATCAAACATTAGTTTTGTAATTCTTCTTTTATTTAAAAGATACTTGTAAGAAATCTCAGCGATTTCAGGTGTGATAGTATTTTTTATTACTTGATAATTATTTTCTTTAAACATTATATCCTCAATCAATAAAGTAAGTTAAAGTCATTCTTGCATTGTGTATATTATCACCATAAAATCCTTCTGGACTATGTGGAATACGAGAAGAATAATTTATAAATCTATTATACTTATTTTCTATTATTGTTTTTTTCTCATTAATATATAGTATTGTTCCAGAGTTTGATTGTGGATTATTATGTAGATAAATTAAACCGGCAGTAGTATGGTCATCTGTGTGAATACAATTTTCATCTAACTGTACGTCACCTGTTTGATAGGCAAACCATAGATATATTTTACCACTTGATAGACCACAGTATTCTAGTATCTGCCTGGAGATATCATCATAGATACTATCTGGTACATCTGCTCTCATACCTCTAAAGTATGACGTACCTGTATTACTATACCAATTCTGTTCTAATGCAATCTGACGAATGCCAGGAGCATCATCAAAGAAATTATCTGCCGTGTTGATTTCTTTGTGCATTGTTTTTAAACGTCTCACCTTCCGCTCTTGTAAGTGTTGGTGTTTTGTCGTTTTCATCTAACCAACTATACCAACCTGTAATAATATATTTGTCTTCCGTCATAGACTTAATGCCATGATGTGCATGTGTCCATTGTGCAGGCCATATCATTGTAAGACCTTTGAGTGGTGCTTTTCTATATTTTTGATACCAAAATTCTGTATGTCCTTCGTCAGTTACCGTATTGAGAAAAGTCATAAAGGCTAAATGTCTTTTTCTACACACTATGTTACCATTATTCTCATAATGCCATTGTGGGTAACCTTGACCTGGTGCATAGTGTTGAAGACTAATTTTTTCAGATATACTAAATTCTTCCTGGTTTTCATCTGACCAACGATATGTTCTCATATATTCCTCTAAACATCTTTGTAATATACCAACATATTTTTTGATTGTATCATTTTCATCTGCCCAATAATCTGTATCAGTAGATGATTTTACATCAGGTTTTATTTCACCGTCACCTACTCTACCTGGTCCTTTATTTGGGTTGTTGTTATGTAAATGAATTAATTCGTCACATGTGCCAGGGTCAATGGCATAATTGCCTATAAATGTTGTCATACTATTTTAAACTCCTTCATATCTGTTATAATATAATTGCCTGCTACACTATATCTTTCTTCATGTGTTTTCAGTATCTTATGTGGTGTGTTAGATAGAAATATTAATAAACTACCTTGTTCAACTGGCATATTAAAACTTGTCATGTTGAATATATTATATCCTTTGACATGTGGTCTTAATCCGTCATTTGGCCAATTTTGAAACTGACAACTTTCTCCTTTATTTATATACAGTACAAAACTATATGTTGCGTTATTGTGTATATGTACTTCACCTTCCGTGTTAGGTTCATATTTTGTTGACCAAGACCTAGTAAGTTTTATTGGTGTGTCAAACACCATTACATTATCGTTAAATGCTTGTACTTCTTTTTCTACTTGATTTTTTATATATGAAAATTTATCAAGTAAATGTTCATCAACAGATTGATAACCAAATTCTATTTTACGATATTCTGTTTTCTTAACCCAATCTATAAAATCTTCCGTTAAATGTATCTTTGTAAATCCTAAAGGTTTACTGAATAATGGTTGTATTTTCAATTCTTGCGAGTTCACTATCTAATATTCCTTTCATCTCAACATTAAATGATATAATAATCTTTTCTTTATCTAGTAACATTTCTGGTGCTCTATGTAGTGTGTGACTAGGAAACATAACAATATCTCCTTCATCTGCCTTAATAGGAAACACACCCAACTCTCTATCATATATTTGTGTTTTTGGTGTGCCTTCAGGTAGATTAACATAATAAACACCTGTGAAGTTTCTACCATGTATGTGCCAACCATGTGTTGAATTTTGCACATAAGATTGAAACCATATTTCAAACAATTCGTAGTTTGCATAACCGGCAGCCTGTACCATATTCAACAAGTGAGGTTCAAAGTAAGGTAGAAAAAATTTTAGCCAAGGTCTTTCATAGTCATTTGATATATCCCAATCCGTCTTTGTAATATTATCATTATAGTATTTGTCATTACTTTGTTTGGGTTCTGCCCAGCCATCATGTACTGCTTGTATTAATTCTTTTTTGATTTTATTGTGATTAAGAAATTTTTGTTTTATTATCATTTGTATGGGTATCCTAAGTTCCAAATTACTAACGAGTGTCTTATACCTTTTGTAACAGGCGTTACTCTATGCTTGACAAAAGAAGGAAATACACAAATAGACCCTCTTTGCCTTATCTCATCTACTTTAAATATGCCATTAGGTGTTTCAAACTCTAAGTCACCACCTTCATATTCATCAGAATGTGATAGTTGTAATGTACAGGATAACTTTCTTATCTTGCCTTGATATGCCTCATTTTGATTGTCAAAAGGTTTTACATCTTGGTCTTCATGCCAATGATAGTATTGATTGAGTTTATACCTGGTAAATTGTGCAGGTTCTGAATAGTCCCATTCAAAGTTCCAACCAGCATTTGTATTTGCTTGATGTATGAGAGGGTGTAATTCATTATAGACCCACGGCTCTGATATCCAAGATACATTACTGTTTCTATGTACTTTGATTTCTTCTTTTTTACCCTCTGCCTCTTTAGCAGATATCTGACCTGTTGTAGCAAAATCTTCTTGGAGGGACTTACCAAACTGTACAATTTCGTCACATATCTTTGGTGGTATCGCTGATGTAAAATAATAATAATAGTTTTCCAATATCATATAGGTATATATAATGCATAAATAGTATCATGGCACAGAATAATCCAATTACAAGTAGAGAGACGTTAAAACAGTATTGTCTAAGGTCCTTAGGTAAACCTGTTATAGAAATCAATGTAGAAGATGACCAAGTAGAAGATAGAATTGANGAAGCATTGCAATANTTCGCACAATATCACTATGATGGTACAGAAAGAATGTATCTTAAATACCAGATTACAGCAGATGATAAAACAAGGGCAGTAGCAAACGAAACTCTATCTACAGTAACAGATAGTGCTGATAGTACAGTAACAGCAGTATGGCGTGAAGGTAAAAATTATATACCCATGCCATCTAATGTTATGTCTGTGGTACAAGTCTTTCCTTTTACAGATAAGGCCGCATTAAATTTATTTGATGTACGATATCAATTAAGATTAAATGATTTGTATGATTTTTCATCAACAAGTATAGTACATTACGATATGACGTTGAGACATTTAGATATGTTAGACCATATACTTACAGGTGAAAGACCTATAAGATACAATGCACACAAAAACAGATTGTATATAGACATGGACTGGAACCATGATGTGGATGCAGGTGATTACCTCATCATAGAATGTTTTAGAAAACTAGATGGTTCTTCCTTTACAGACGTTTTTGATGACATATTTTTAAAGAAGTACCTTACACAGTTAATCAAAAGACAATGGGGTGCCAACTTAATTAAGTTTCAAGGTGTTGCAATGTTAGGTGGTGTTGCATTAAATGGCGAACAACTCTATACACAGGCGCAAGAAGAACTAAACAAACTAGAAGAACAAATACAATTAGCTTACGAATTACCACCGCAATACATGGTAGGATAAAAACATGCGAAATAATTATTTCAGTCATGGCACACGCTCTGAAAAAAATCTATATGAAGATTTAATTATAGAGCAACTAAAGATATACGGACATGAAGTTCATTATCTGCCAAGAAAAACTGTTACGGAAGATAAAATATTAGGCGAAGTACCTGATAGTCAGTACACAGAAAATTACATGATTGAAATGTATGTGGAAGACGTAAATGGTTTTGCAGGTTCAGGTGATTTAGTAGGTAAGTTTGGATTAGAAATAAGAGACGAATTAACTTTTGTGGTCAGCAGACGTACATTTGAAATGCTTGTCGACCAACCATCAAATACAATATCAATTAATCGTCCTATAGAAGGTGATGTTATATACATGCCTCTATTCAAAAAGTTTTGGCAAGTTGATTTTGTTGAAGATGAGGACCCAATGTATCAAATCAATGATTTGCCTATCTTCAAACTTAAATGTTCAGTATGGGAATACAGTTCAGAATTAGTTGATACAGGTATTACAGAAATTGATGAGAAACTAGAAAACGTATCACTAGACTTGTTACTTAATCAGATTACATTAGAGAGTGGTACAACAAGTGCAGGTTCATTAATGGCTGAAGCATCTGACGGTAACATTGAAGCGTTATTGACAGAAGCAGGCGCTTACTTAGTAGATGAGGTAGATGGTGATAATATAATTATGGAAGATGACCCTAATTATGTTGACTATATAGTACAAGAGGATGCATTAACAGGTAACTTAGCAACGGATTCAAGTGGTGCAAGTAATATAAGTTTTGATGATGAGGCAGGATTAAATGATACTGATTCCTCAAACGATATATTTGACTTTAGTGAAAAGAACCCATTTGGTGACCCAAGCGATATATAAAGGATAAATTATGTTTAAAGACGCACAATACCATGAATTGATAAGAAAAACAATTGTGGCATTTGGCACATTGTTTAACGATATTTACATCTATCGTAAATCAAGCACAGGTAAAGTAACTCAGAAAATGAAAGTACCTTTAGCATATGGGCCAAAACAAAAATTTTTAGCAAGAATAGACCAAGATAGTTCAAGGTCAGCAGATAACCCTATTACTACAGCGTTAACTTTACCAAGAATAGGTTTTGAATTAACAAGTTTATCTTACGACCCAGCAAGAAAATTAAATAGAGTACAAAAGTTTAAAAAGGTAAAAGGTGCAGACGCTAAGTCAGTACAAAGTTCTTACATGCCAGTACCTTACAATGTAGGGTTTACTATGTTTACAATGGCAAAAAATAGTGAAGACGCTTTACAAATTGTAGAACAAATATTACCTATGTTTCAACCTGACTATACTGTGGCACTCAATGTTATGCCTAACTTAAATATAGTAAGAGACGTACCTATTGTATTAAATGATGTATCTTACGAAGATAGTTATGATGGTGCATTTACAGAAAGACGAGTGTTAATGTACACTATGACTTTCACAGCGAAAATGTATTTATACGGACCAGTAACATCAACAGGTGTTATCAAACAAGTACAAGTAGACCAATACACGGATACAAATACTACTACGGCAAAACGTGAACAAAGATATGTTGTAAAACCAAACCCAACTACGGCCAATGCTGATGATGATTTTGGATTTACAGAAACAACTTCTTTCTTCCAAGACGCTGATGAATATGACCCAGATAGCGGTACAGATAAAGAGTCCTAATGAAAAAAGTCGAGGACAAACTAAACGAAATCCTTGATATATCTGAAACACTAGAGACAGTAAAACCTACACCAGTTATACCTCGTCCTAAAGAAAAAGAAGATATAGATAGTGATTATAAGTATAGCAGAGAAAATCTTTATAGTCTTGTAGAAAGAGGACAAGACGCCATTGATGGTATTGTTAATCTTGCAAAAGAAACAGACCACCCACGTGCCTATGAAGTTGCAGGTACCTTAATTAAAAACGTAGGTGATGTGACAGAAAAATTATTGATATTACAAGAGAAGATGAAAAAACTAAATGATGAAGTGGTGAAAGGTCCTAATAAAGTTGAAAATAATTTGTTTGTAGGTTCTACAGCAGAATTACAGAAACTTATAAAAAAGAAAAATGATTAATACTTGGATAAATGATACTCACTTATGGACAACACCTTTATTTAACTTTAACTTTCCTGTTGAACATAAATGGGTGCAATACATAAAAGATAAACAAGACCAGTTAAAAGACAATACACAAAATCCAGAAGGTGCATATACAACAAGAACTAACTTATATGAACTCAAAGTTTTTGAACCTTTAGTTTCAACATTTAAAGAAATGAGTTATGCTACATTTGGTAAAAATTGTGTAGATGTAAAAGTAAGTAACATGTGGGCAAACATATTAAAACGTGGTGACTATCATTTGTTACATACACATAACGAACACACTATGAGTGGTGCATACTATTTACGAGTACCTGAAAACTCAGGTCAAATATATTTTAGAGACCCAAGACCACAAACAAACTCATGGACAACAAAGTTTATAGACAAAGGTAATATGAGATTTTATAATGTAGGTGAAGGTGATTTATATTTTTGGCCATCTTTCTTAGACCATGGTACAACACCACATGGTTCTGACGAAGAAAGAATTGTAATATCTTTTGATTTAGATTATTCAGGACCTGATTATAAGTTTGGAGATAATGGATACAATGGCGAATAAAATAAACGAAGACTATGAAAGGTTAATACATGTACGCTAGTCAAAGTAAAAGTTACCTTGGAAATCCTAATTTAAAGGCAGCCAATCAAAAGATACGTTACACAAAGAAACAAGTACGAGAATTTGTGGCGTGCCAAGATAACCCTATTTATTTTATTACAAATTATTTACAGATAGTTACACTTGACCATGGACTACAACCATTTAAGTTATACGAGTTTCAAAAAGAAATGGTTGATAAGTTTCATAACAATAGATTTACCATATGTAAATTACCAAGACAGACAGGTAAATCAACAACAATTATTGCTTATCTATTACACTATGCCATATTTAATCAAAATGTAAATATTGCCATACTGGCCAACAAGGCTGCGGTTGCAAGAGACTTACTAGGTCGTTTACAACTGGCATATGAAAATTTACCTAAGTGGTTACAACAAGGTGTTATTAACTGGAATAAAGGTAACTTAGAATTAGAAAATGGTAGTAAAATACTGGCGGCTGCAACATCATCAAGTGCCGTACGTGGTGGTTCTTATAACGTTATATTCTTAGACGAGTTTGCCTATGTACCTAATAATATTGCAGAACAATTTTTTAGTTCAGTTTATCCTACAATCTCCTCTGGTAAAAGTTCTAAGGTAATGATAGTTTCTACACCACATGGTATGAATATGTTTTACAAGTTATGGAATGACGCACAAAATCAACGCAACAGTTATGTACCTATTGAAGTACATTGGTCAGAGGTACCAGGTAGAGACGAACAATGGAAAGCAGAAACAATAAAGAATACAAGTGAGGCACAGTTTAGAACAGAGTTTGATTGTGAGTTCTTAGGTAGTGTAGATACATTAATTACACCTAGTAAGTTAAGAATGTTATCACATAACACACCAAGAACAAGTAATGCAGGTTTAGATATACATGAAATGCCACAAAAAGATAAAAGATATGTAATCACCGTTGATGTTGCAAGAGGCACCGTCAATGACTATTCTGCTTTTGTTGTTATAGACGCAACAAGTATACCTTATAGAGTTGTTGCAAAGTATAAGAACAATGAAATCAAACCATTACTCTTTCCACAAATTATTCATAAGATTGCAACACAGTACAATCAGGCAGAGGTACTCATTGAGGTAAATGACATTGGTGGTCAAGTTGCAGACACAATGCAGTTTGATTTAGAATATGATAATCTGATTATGGTCAATCAACGAGGCAGGTCAGGTCAAGTTGCAGGTACAGGATTTAGTGGAAAACAAAGTCAATTAGGTTTACGAACAACAAAGGCTACAAAGAAAATAGGTTGCTCTAACCTTAAAGCAATGGTAGAACATGATAAGATAATTATACAAGACTTTCATATTATACAAGAATTATCTACTTATATATTAAAAGGTAAAGAAAAATTTGAAGCGGAAGAAGGGTCAAGTGACGATTTAGTTACCTGTTTAGTTATGTTTGCATGGTTATCAAATCAAACATATTTCAAAGAACTCACAGACCAAGATATACGTGCCAGATTAGTAGATGAACAATCACATCAAATGGAACAAGACATGGCACCCTTTGGATTTATTGATGACGGTGTAGATAATCCAGAAGGCGAGACATACAAAGACCCCTATGGTACTACTTGGTCACCAGTTAAATACAAGAGAGGACTGTGAAAGTTTGATTATACTAAATAGTAGTAAGAAAAAACTTAAATTTAAGGAGAAAACAAGATGGCTTTTTTAGTTTCACCAGGCGTTCTGGTTACAGAAAAAGACCTTACTAATGTCGTACCGGCAGTATCAACTAGTATTGGTGGTGCGGTAGTCGTTAGTGAGAGAGGGCCAATGGAAGAGGTTACGTTAATCTCTAGTGAAGACGAATTTGTTTCTGTATTTGGGAAACCAGACAGTAGCACATTTGAATATTTTTTTAGTGCAACCAACTTTTTACAGTACGGAAATGCCTTAAAAGTGGTAAGAGCAGCAACTGGTTGCGTAAACGCAGCCGTGTCAGGCACACCAGTTTTAATTAAAAACACAACAGACTATCTTAATAATTACTCCACAGGACAAGGAAGTGTAGGTGCATGGGCCGCTAGAGAAGCAGGCACATGGGGAAATAACTTACAAGTTTCTACTTGTACCAACTCAACAGCATATGCTCAGACCGCTTCTGGTCTAGTAAATGATTCAACTGCTGCTATTGGCGATACAACTATTACAGTTGACGCTGGTACTCAGTTTCAGGTTGGTGACTTGTTAGAATTTGGCGATATTTCAAACAACTTTACTGCCGCTCCTAGTGGTAATTATTATAAAATAACAAATATAGCAACTCATGTATTAACTATCGCAAGATTTGACCCAGCAACTGGTGCAACTCAAACAGGTGGTTTAAGACATGCTGTAGCAGACAATGCATATGTCAAAAGATATTGGGAACATTATTTCCAATTCTCCGCAGCACCATCTACAACTGATGATGTATCAAATGCTGGAGGTTCTAATGACGAATTGCACATAGCAATCGTTGACCAAGATGGCGGTATCACAGGTACTGCTGGTTCTATCTTAGAGAAGTTTGAGGGTTTATCTCAAGCGTCAGACGCTAAGACAGCACAAGGTGACACGAACTATTATGCTGATGTTATATATCAACAATCACAATATATTTACTGGATGGATCACCAAACAGTATTATCAACTGCTGGTAACACAAAGACTGGTACTGCTTTTGATAATGCATCCACTTCAGCACATATTGTGTTCCAAGACGCATTAACAGGCGGAACTGATGATTTAGTTCCTACTGCTGCTGAACTATCCCTTGCATGGGATAAATTTGGCGACGCTGAAACAGTAGATGTAAATTTATTGATAGGCGGACCATCACAAACAAATGCTGATGCTACTGGTGATACCATGGCAACAAAAGTAATTGATACTGCTGAATTTAGAAAAGATTGTGTGGCATTTATTTCACCTGCTAGAGCAGATGTTGTAAACGTAACAAATCCTATCGCACAGACAGCAAACGTCAAAGCTTTTGCTGACGGTCTTGCTAGTTCAAGTTATGCAGTAGTAGATAGTGGTTACAAATACATGTACGACAAATACAATGCAGTATATCGTTTTGTACCATTAAACGGTGATATCGCCGGTCTATGTGCAAGAACAGACAGCGTAGCAGACGCTTGGTTCTCACCGGCAGGATTTAGTAGAGGTCAAGTACGTGGCGCTATTAAACTTGCATTTGATCCAACAAACGCACAAAGAGATGAATTGTATAAAGCTAGAGTAAATCCAGTTGTTACATTCCCTGGACAAGGCACGGTCTTGTTTGGTGATAAAACAATGCAGACTAAACCTAGTGCTTTTGACAGAATTAATGTTAGAAGACTATTCATTGTGTTAGAAAAGGCAATCGCAACGGCGGCTAAATTTCAACTCTTTGAGTTCAATGATGAATTTACAAGAGCAAACTTTAGAAACCTGATTGAACCATTCTTACGAGACGTTCAAGGTCGAAGAGGTATTACAGACTTTTCTGTAGTATGTGATGAGACTAACAACACATCAGCGTTAATTGATAGAAACGAGTTTATTGCAGACATCTTCATTAAACCAAATCGTTCAATTAACTTTATTCAACTTAACTTTGTCGCAACACGAACAGGCGTAGCCTTTAGTGAAGTGGCAGGCGCATAGAGAGGAGATAGAACATGGCTAACGTATCAGACTTTATCTCTAAACTAAAAGGTGGCGGAGCAAGACAGAACCAGTTTAAGGTAACTTTACCTTTTCCAGGTTATGCTGCTGTAGGTGGCGAAACAGAAAACTTAGCGTTTTTATGTAGTGCTACTCAACTACCAAGCTCAGAGATAGGTGAATTAACAGTAAACTTCCGTGGTAGACCAATCTACATGGCGGGTGATAGAACATTCCAAACTTGGACAACCACTATCATCAACGATACATCTTTTGATATTCGTAACGCAATAGAAAGATGGTCAAATGGTATCAACAACCATTCAGACAACGAAGGATTATCAAACCCTACAGACTATCAAGTGGACGCATTTGTCGACCATTTAGATAGAAGTGGGAATACTTTGAAATCTTATACCTTTAGAGGCTTATGGCCATTAACTATAGGTACAGTTGACTTGAATATGGACCAAGTATCAGCACTTGAAACTTTTGAGTGTACTTGGAGATATCAATACTGGGAATCAAATACCACAACTTAATTGTGATAGGGGCGTCCTCCGGGACGCCCTAAATATATAAAAAGGAGTAAAAGTAGTGGCAGAAATTTTTGGATTTGAAATCAAACGTAAACCAACGGCTTCTAATAGTCAATCATTTACAGCACCAACAGCTGACGATGGTACACAGACTATTATGGGTGGTGGTCACTTTGGTACATACCTCGACATAGAGGGTAAAGTAAATAACGAGGCAGACTTAGTTCGCAGGTATAGAGAGGTTGCAATACAACCTGAATGTGACCAGGCGATAGAAGAAATTATCAGCGAAGCAATTGTTGTTGATGATAATAAAGAGACGGTCAGACTTAACTTAGGTAAAGTACCGTTCTCACCTAAAATCAAAAAAAGTATAAATGAAGAATTTAATAACATCCTGTCTTTGATAGAATTTGAAAACAAAGGACATGATATTTTTAGAAGATGGTACGTTGATGGTAGAATAGTGTATCATAAAGTAATAGACCCTAAAAATGTTAAAGCAGGTATAACAGAATTACGTTACATTGACCCTCGTAAGATTAAGAAGGTCAGAGCAGCAAAACAAAAACCAGGTGCAGAAAGTTTTGCACCAAAAGACCCTAACAAACCTGGGGTTGTAGAATTTGAAGAATTTTTTATCTACAATGAAAAAGGTGTACAACCTGGCGCAAGTGCAACACAGGGTTTAAAAATTGCAAAAGACGCTATAGCATTTTGTCCTAGTGGTCTTGTTGACCAACAAAAGAATATGATATTGTCTTACTTACATAAGGCAATCAAACCAGTTAATCAACTGAGAATGATTGAGGATAGTGTAGTCATATACCGTATTAGTAGGGCACCAGAAAGAAGAATTTTTTATATTGATGTAGGTAATTTACCAAAAGTAAAGGCTGAACAATATCTAAAAGACGTTATGAACAGATATAGAAACAAACTTGTTTATGACGCTAGCACGGGAGAGATAAGAGACGATAGACAGTATATGTCTATGCTAGAAGACTTTTGGCTACCTAGACGTGAAGGTGGGAGAGGAACAGAAATTACTACATTACCAGGTGGTTCAAACTTAGGTGAGATAGATGATATTAAATATTTTCAAAAGAAATTGTTTCAATCATTGAATGTTCCTTCTTCTCGTTTAGAGGCTGAAGGTAGTTTCAACATGGGTGTTGCAACAGAAATTAATAGAGACGAATTAAAGTTTAGTAAATTTGTATATAGACTAAGAAATCGTTTTAATAATTTATTCCATGACCTGCTAAAAACACAGTTAATTCTCAAAGGTATTATTACTATTGAGGATTGGGAAAACTCTTTGGCACGTACCATACGTTACGATTATGTGAATGATGGTTATTTTGCTGAGATAAAAGAAAGTGAAATGCTTAAAAACCGTATGCAAATCTTTGCAGAGATGAAGAACAATGAAATGGTTGGTACATTCTTTTCACAAGATTTCGTAATGAGACATATATTAAAAATGTCAGATGGTGAAATGTTAGAACAACAAGAAAAGATTGCTGCTGAAGCAAAAGCGGCAGAACAGCAACAAGAAGATGAACCTGAACAACAGGACCAAGAAGGAGATAATGATGACGGACAAGAATAATCCTACAAGGGATATGATAGACGCTTTAGCCAATGATGATACTATTGAAGCAGAGAAAAACTTTAAGGGTGCATTGAGTGCTAAAGTAGGTACAGAGCTAGATGATAAAAGAAAAGATTTAGCAAGTACAATAATGGCAAAACCACCAGAAAGTACAAATGACGATAACGCTGAGCAATCTACGGAAATTGACGATTGAGAGAGACGAACATAAACGTTCTCCAGTCTATAAAAAACAATCACCAAAGGCCAAAAAGGCAATTGATGATGTAATGACTATGTTGGCAAAAACGCCATCAAAGGTCTTAACTACGTTCCCAAAAATAATTAAGGACGTGGCAAAAAAGTATGGCGTTAAGCCAAAAGATATTGAAACCTATTTCGCAAAAGAAACAGGTCTAACCATATAAAGGAGAGTAAAAATGGCAGTAGTAAATAAAAGAACATTAGTAGATAGTGGCACACGCCATGTCGTAATGTTTGAAATCAACAATGCAACAAATGATGGAGTATCAGTTGTAGACGCTTCAACATTAAGAGGACACGTTGAAAAACCAACACTAGACATTAGAAGTATTAAATGGAATACAACCGCAGCAACAAGTGATGTAGCATTTGAATTTGACGCTAGTACAGACGACCACGGAATATCAGTACATGGTAGTGGTGAGTTTGGTTTTCATGGTAAACAACCAATGATAACAAATCCAGAAAGTTCTGGCGTTACTGGTGATATAGTTATCACTAACGCAAGTGCTGTTACAGGTACTTTTATTTTAGAAGTAGTAAAAACTAAAGGTTATACTAACTCAGGACAAACAAGATAATGGCTGATACAGTAACTTCACAAACTATAACAGATGTAGCCGGCACAAAGACCGTAATGAAATTTACGAATAAGAGTGACGGTACAGGAGAAACACTTGTAGCAAAGATGGACGCTAGTGAATTAAATCACGCTTCAACATCTACAAAGATTGCAAGAGTAATTTATAGTATTAACACAACGGATCCTAAAGGGTCCGTTGAAATACTCTTTGACGGTACAACAAATGCAACCGCATTGTTTCTTGCCGGTCAAGGTACAATAGATTTACAAACATCTGCTATACAGATATCTAACAATGCGAGCTCACCAACAGGCGACATTTTGTTTTCCACTCACAATTTTGTAAATGGAGACAGTTATTCCGTCATTTTAGAGGTTAGATAATATAAATAGAACAAAAGGGGAAAATACGCAACATGAAACTAATTAGAGAAGAAATCAATCAGGCTGAATACATTATTGAAGCAGATAATAATGGTAAAAAGTCTCATAAAATTAAAGGTATCTTCATGCAGGCAAACATTAAAAACCGCAATGGTCGTGTTTACCCACAGGAAGTATTAGAAAAAGAAGTAGGCAGATATAATAGAGAATTTGTACAGAAAAAAAGAGCGTTTGGTGAGTTAGGACATCCTGACGGACCAACAGTTAATTTAGAGAGAGTATCACATATCATAACTAAACTTGAAGGTGATAACAAAGGTAACTATATTGGTGAGGCAAAAATTACAGATACACCATATGGTAAGATTGTAAAATCTCTAATTGACGAAGGCGCACAATTAGGAGTTTCATCTAGGGGCATGGGTTCCTTGGAGAATAAAGGTGGTACGAACTATGTAAAATCAGACTTTTACTTAGCAACTGCTGCTGATATTGTTGCAGACCCTTCAGCACCTCAAGCATTCGTCAATGGCGTAATGGAAGGTAAAGAATGGGTATGGGACAATGGTATTATCAAGGAACAAGATGTTTCTGAAATACAAGACCAACTAAACCGTGCTAGGCGTGATGAGATTGCCAAAGCGCAAACTACTGCTTTTAATAATTTCATGCAGAAATTAACAAAACAATAAATAGTAGTACGCAATTTAAAATATTTTAAAATACGGAGAGATATTAAAAATGTCAGAAGAATTAAACAACGAAACAGAAATCGTTTCTGAAGCTCCTAAGGGACAAGACGCACCAAAAGCAGGTGCGACTAAAGGTGATTCCATGGTAAAAGGCGGTGATTACGAAGACGGAGGACCTGCAGTAGTAAGTCCAGACGCAAAATCTTCACCAACTGACCACGCTAAGAAAGTGAAAAAGGATTCATCTGCTCCTACGAAAGGTGCCGGTTCTCCGGACTCTGCTGAAAAAATGAAAAAAGAAGACGCAGATATGGACGACGCTGATGAAAAAGAAGACGATAAAGAAGATGAAAAAGATATGGAAGAAGCAATGCCTAAAACTAAATCAGGCATGATTCAAGCAATGTATGACAACATGAATAAAATGAAAAAGTCAGACATAGCTGCTTCTTACAAAAAAGTCATGGCTGCGATGAAAGGCATGGACGAAGAAGACGAAGACGAAGACGAAGATAAAAAAGAAAAAGAAATGGCATCTGCCTCTGAGAAAAAAGAAGCAGTAGAAAAAAGAGTAAAATCTATTGATGTATCAAATGATGTTAACGCTCTTGTTTCTGGCGATGATAGTTTATCTGAGGACTTTAAAACTAAAGCTGCAACAATCTTTGAAGCGGCAGTTAAATCAAAAGTAAAATCTGAAATTGAAAGATTAGAAGATGAATACTCAAATGAAATAACTGAAGCGAAAGAAAGTGTTAAAGAAGATTTAACTAATAAAGTTGATAACTACTTAAACTATGTTGTGGAAGAGTGGATGAAAGAAAACGAATTAGCAATTGAAAAAGGTATCAAAGGCGAAATTGCGGAAGATTTCATTGGCGGTCTAAAACAATTATTTGAAGACCATTACATTGACGTACCAGATGAAAAATATGATGTCCTAGAGGCAAAAGAAAAAGAACTGGATGAAGCGAAAGCTAAAATCAATGAAATGACGGCTTCAATGATTGAAAAGTCTCAACAAATCGCAGAGTTTACTAAAGAAGAAATTTTAGAAGACATTACATCTGGTCTTGCAGACACAGAAGTAGAAAAACTAAAATCTTTAGTAGAAGATATAAGTTACGAAGGTGCTGATGAGTACAAGAAAAAATTAGAAACTATTAAAGAATCTTATTTTGGTGCATCAAAAGCAGCTCCGGAATCAACTGAAAACGTTGATACAATTAACAACACTAGTAATGACAGCACAGTAGCGGATATGTCTGATAGCATGTCTCGTTATACGGATGCAATTAGTAGGGTAAAAGGTAGAGATATCTACAATAACCAATAATTAAGAAAAGGATAGAATTAAAATGTATAATTCAGAAAACTTACAGGAAAAGTGGTCTCCGGTTCTTGAGCATGCGGATCTACCAAAAATAGATAACCCATACAAAAGAGCGGTAACTGCTGTTATCCTAGAAAACCAAGAAAAAGCGGCGAGAGAAGACAAAGCTTTCTTAGGTGAGATTGCGAATGTAACTGGTTCAGCGATAGCTAACTGGGACCCAATCCTAATTTCACTTGTAAGAAGAGCAATGCCAAATCTTATTGCTTACGACATCTGTGGCGTTCAACCAATGACAGGACCAACTGGTCTTATCTTTGCAATGAAGTCCAGATTTACTTCAAACTCAGGTACAGAAGCACTATTTAACGAAGCAGATTCAGATTTCTCTGGAACTGGAACTCAAAGTGGTACTCTAAATCCAGGGTTGATGAACGATACTACAACTTCCGTTACTGCTGGTACTGGTATTGCAACTGCTACGGCAGAAGCATCATCATCTTTTGCAGAAATGGCGTTCAGTATTGAGAAATCAACTGTAACAGCTAAAACTAGACAGTTAAAAGCTGAGTACACAATGGAACTTGCACAAGACCTTAAAGCAATTCACGGCTTAGACGCTGAAACTGAATTAGCTAACATCTTGTCTGCTGAGATTCTTGCTGAGATTAACCGTGAAGTAGTAAGAACTATTTACGAAAAAGCAAAAAAAGGTGCAGGTGTTAATACAACAACTGCTGGAACTTTCGACCTTGATACTGATTCAAATGGTAGATGGTCTGTTGAGAAATTCAAAGGACTAATGTTCCAAGTTGAAAGAGACGCTAACGTAATCGCACAAGAAACAAGAAGAGGAAAAGGTAACATTGTTATCTGTTCATCTGACGTAGCAAGTGCTTTACAAATGGCAGGTATCTTAGATTACACTCCTGCTTTAAACAACAGTCTAAACGTAGATGATACTGGTAATACTTTTGCTGGAACATTAAACGGTAGATACAAAGTATATATTGATCCATATGCAAGTAACAATACTGCTGCTCAATACTATACTGTTGGATATAAAGGAACTTCACCTTACGATGCTGGTATGTTCTATTGCCCATACGTTCCACTACAAATGGTGAGAGCGGTTGGTGAGAACACATTCCAACCAAAAATTGGTTTCAAAACTAGATATGGTCT